TAACGCTTCTTAGCAACTCTCTTGAGTTTAGAGACGCGTTCATAGGCCGGGGACAAACAGGATTTGAAGACGGCATGTATTACAGAGTTTCAGTCTATATAACTTGGAGACGGATTGACGCATGATTGTTTTAAAAGATTTCAAGAACGTGAATCAGGTCTTCAAGGCCGGTGACGAAATCTACGAAAATATTGAAGGCTTAGAGCATTACGTCGCTGCGGAATTTGTTGCGCTTGAACAAATCGTAGATGGCAAGGTGACACCCGTTGCGGTGACGCCAGTTATACCAACCGCAACGCCGACAGTGACGTTTGCTTAAGAAAAAAGGAACACGAAAATTACAAGTTCAAACCGTTTACGCTTAACCCTTGTTCGTGAGACAACGGCAGGCACGACTCCGGCCACCCCGCGTATGCGTACAATGCGTGTTACCGGCGAGTCTCTGGCATTCGAGCCTACATTTATTTCTTCGAACGAAATTCGTTCTGACCGCATGAACGCGGACCCTGCTAAGAATATTCAGGCTTCGGCGGGCGGAATCAATTTCGAGCTAACATATCCTCTCGACAACACTCCGATTTCGGAATTGCTGCGTTCTGCCATGTTGAATGCGTGGGTGAACACGCCTACGCTGTTTAACGACGGCACAGCGGCTAGTATCATCGCTAGCGCGACTGGCAGCACCTACACCGTTACGGCTGGCGGCGCTGCGTTCCTTGCTGGCATGATTTGCCGGGCTTCGGGGTTCGCTGATGCTGCTAATAACCAGAATTTCGTTGTAGCAAGTTCGACCGGGACAACAGTTGTCGGAACAACTCTTGGCTTGGTAACAGAAGCATCTTGCGCGGCCACGGCAAAATTGAAAGTCGTTGGCGTTGCCGGTGCGTCCGGTGATATCACCGCGACAGCAACCGGCCTTGGCTCTACGGCCCTAAATTGGACTACGCTCGGCCTTGCGGTTGGGCAGTGGATCAAGATAGGCGCGACAGCTACGGGCAACCGCTTCGCTACTGCGGCTGACAACGATTGGGCGCGAATTACGGCAATCGCTGCAACTGCGCTGACACTCGACAACCTGCCGTCAGGTTGGACAACAGACGCGGGCACGGGTAAAACCGTTTGGGTTTGGTTCGGTGACGAAATCAAGAATGGCATCACACCATCAACCGTCACCATAGAGCGCGGTTTCCTTGGCCAGACAACGCCTACCTATATCGTAAACACCGGAATGGAAGTTAACGACCTTACGACTACGATTAACAGTAAGGCCAACATCACTTGTGCGGCGACGTTCCTTGGTATGGGCGGCGGCGAGTCTCAGGTGACCTTGAGCGCCACACCTGACGCAACAACGTCGGGCTTGGTTATGTCGGGCAACGCCAACGTTGGGCGGCTTGGTGTAAACGGTTCGCAGTTGGTCGGACCTAATTGGGCGAAGACGATTACGGTTGTTCTTAACAACAACCTTCGCGCTATTGATGCAGTTGACAACGTATCGCCAGTAGCGGTTCGTGAAGGCGACTGTGCAGTCAGCGGAAAGATGACTACATATTTCGGCAACGATACCGAACTTGCCGCGTTCTATGCTGGCACAACACGGCCAATCAATTGCCGAGTTGCCAAGAACAACCAAGCGATTCTGTATCAAATACCGCGTGCCACTTATACGGCTGGCGGAAATCCTGCGGCGTCGGCAAAGAATACTGACGTGATGGCAGACTTTAGCTATCAGGCCAGCTACGACTCCGTGACGGCTTCGCATATCATTGTGGACCGATTAGAGTATTTTGAGTAAATGGCCATACCAAGCCTGACGGAATCAAGCTAGCTGCAAGAGCTACCGGAATCCCATACGGCACCGTACAACACATGATAAAAACAGGCCGCGCTTTCAAGCTAGCGGCTTAAAAATACCATACTGCCGAACACGGTATGGAAGATATGCTCTACCGCGTAGGTGCGCGGGATGCGGTCTGTGGCCGTGAGCAACTATGGGGGCTGGCATGTCGGTGCCAGCCCTTCCACCTTTTAGAAACAGGAAACCGATTCCAATGACTGTTAAAATGTCTTCTATCAAGAACAACATCGCCGCAGAAAGCGCTGGCGAGTATATCGAAATTCCAGAATGGACCGGCGTTAGCCTTGGCGTTCGTTCGTTAGAACTACCCGCGTACAAGATTGCTCTTGACCAACTCGTTCAGAGGTATGCGCGAAAATACAAGGGGAAGACCGCGCCGCCAGACGTTAGGGATTCCGATATCGGAAAATTACTGGCAATCCACATTCTTTACGATTGGAAGGGCTTTGACGAACCTTACTCGGAATCGTATGCGAACGAATTTCTTTCCGCGCCGGAAGGCAGGGAGCTTGCAAAGCAAGTGCTTTGGGCAGCGGCTCAAGTTGCCGAGACGAATGTTGAATTTGTAAAGGACGCGGTAAAAAACTCACTGACGCCTTCCGTTACGAACTAAACGAGAAGGCCACAGACGATTTCATTCTGGAATTGTCTGGCGAGGTGCCTGACGCGCCAGAACCGCAGTCAGAACCAGTTGAGTGGCCGGAATGGTCCGGCTACCTGCGTTCTGCGTGGCACACTCTCCGCGAAGATCGTTTCTACGGTTCAATGGGCGGTGTCGGACGAATCTACTATGAGGCTGTTAGCAGATACGCCGAAGACCACCTAATAGAAATCGAACCATTCGTCACGTTCATTTTTGCGATGGACGAAGAATATGTTGTTTGGGCCGCTAAGAAAGCAAGCCAGACACAGACACCGGATACACAGGAATAAACTAAGTGGCTGATACTGGCGACGTTGTTAAAAGAATTACGATCACAGCTAGCGGGGAAGGAATCGAAGAAACAACAAGTTCGGTCAACGCTCTTAGCGATGCGTTCGATAACGCTTCAAAAAAGTCACAGGACTCTTTGTCCGGCATCGGCGCTTTAATCGGTGCTGGTGCTCTGACTGGCCTCGTGGCCGGTCTGACTGAGGTTATGGATTACATAGTCAAGGCCAATGCTGGCCTAGCTGATATGGCCACGATGGCAAATCAGGTTGGTTTATCCCTGAAGGATTTTCAGGGCGTGCAGTTCGGCGGCGCTGTTGCAGGATTGAGCACAGATCAAATCAACGCGGGACTGCAGCAATCCGCGAAACTGTTGAACGATGCCAGCCGTAACAGCAACTCGCTTTCTAAGGAATTGGACGCTAACGGAATCAGCGTCAAGAATGCCAACGGACAGTTGATTACTGAAAACCAGTTGCTCGTAATCGCAGCTAACTTGGTTTCGAATGCTAAAAACCCCGGCGATCAATTGGCGATTGCTCAGATGTTGGGATTCACCAAAGAGTGGATTCCTCTTCTTGAGCAAGGCGGCGCGGCTATTACCGGACTTGGTGACGAAGCGCAAAAAGCTGGCGCTGTAATTGACGATTCAGTCATTGCCCGCGCTACAGAGTTCGACACCAATTGGCGTAAGAGTTCGGTCGAGTTTTCTTCATATATGAAGGCGGCTTTGGCTGACCTTCTGCCTTACATTGACGACTTGATAGAAGCCGCAGGAAGATTTGTTAAGTCTTTCAAACTCTCTGACGTGCAGAGCGCATCAAATAGTTTTTTCTCTACGTTGAATGAGCAGACTGGAATTCCAGATTCCGGCGTCATCAAGATAGATGCCGATGACCTTTCAAAGGCAACTCAGGACTTCAAAAACTCTTCTATATTTTCTACCGATACATGGCTGAATTTCGGAAAAGCGCTCTACGCCGGATTCAGTCTCATGTCGCCAAAGCAAGCATCAGATTCTATTCCGGGTTACGCAGCTAGCCAAGTCACGGAACCAAGCTACCCGACCGAAGACCAAATGAACGCGGCATTCGCAAAGACAAGCACGGGCATTGCTGCGGTTAGCCAGAAAGCAAAAGATTGGGCGCAAGATGCTGCACAGGATGCAGCGGACGGTTTCTCAAAAGTTGCTAGTAAGGCGGACGACGCAAACGATGCCGTAGACCGTGCCATTAACACGTTGACTAGGCATATTGAAACGCAGAAGGCGGA